TCAACGTGCCCCCCGCTTCCAGTCATCGACCCTCGCCCAGACCACCACGGCGATCCCCGCCAGTGCCAATGCGATGAAGACCCAGCGGAGAGTGTCGAGATACGGCACCAACGGCAGGATCGCCCCCTGCGCTTCCGCCAGCGCTTCCTGGGCAACTTCGACCCCGGCGGCACCAAGCGTGGCAACCCCGGCTGCACCAGTTCCACGCAATGTTCGGCTCTGGGCCAGCACTTCGCGCGCAGGCGGCACCTCGGCAGCAAACGGCACCGCCCGGACCGGGAATGGCGCGCCCCATTGACGTGCTGGGCCCAGGTCGACATGGATGAAGCCCGAGCGCGGATAGAACCCGAACCCGAGAAACCCCACCGCCCTCGCGGCCGCCTCAAACACCACCGGATCATGATTGCTCATCGCGATATCAAACGCCGCAAACGTCCCCGAAAGCTGAACAATGCGAACGCGCAGAGTGTCTCCCGGCGCAAGGGCTGCGCCGAAATCCAAAACCTGATCTGCTTGCGTGTAGACGGCGCTCGGGGTCGCGGCAGGCAGTGTCCTCAGAACAGTTGCACCGTTCAGGATGTCGACCTCATATGCCTGCGATGGTTCAGTCATGGGGATTTCTGCGGCGGCCCAATTATCCGCGCCCAGATCCCGATCGCGCCGCACCCAGCTGATTGTGTAATCGCCCGGCACCCGTCCGCGCCTGGACGGCTGGGCAACATGAACTGGCGAGAATGGTCGCAGGCCTTCGCCAGTCGGCGTGTGCTGCACACCGATCATGCGCGGATCCGCAAAATCCATCCCGACCGGACCGATCAGCCAATTCCAAGGCAAACCCAGATCGGCAGTCGATATCGGGACAGGCGCCAGTGCCGAGCTGATCAGCAAGACACGATTGCCCGTTGATTTAGGCGCATCGATGAAGCGCTCGGTGCCGCGGATGCCGCGCAGCAGGCGCGTCAGCTTGTATCGCCGCTCCCCAATCAGCTCGACCGTCCCGGCTTGGACAATCTCCCAATCGCCCGCGTCTGTCTGGATTGCAAAGCTGTTGGCACCGGTAAAGAGCGAGGTATCCGTGACGCTGGATATTGCCCCATCGACCAGCTCAATCACCAGTTCGTTGCCAAGATCAAACACCGCAGAGGGACTGGGCTCAAGGGGCTCAAGCAAGGAGCCGAAGATGGTGCGCTGTGAGACAGAGCCGATTTCGGTGAACCCATCAGTGGAGGATGATCGCCAGACTGCAAGAGCGCCCGGCCAAGGCTGCGCATAAATGCCCAGCAGAGGCTGGTGCGGCTCGTCATTGTCGAACAGCACAGGAAGGTCGAGAAACTGCACGAGGGCACCGGTGAAGGGCGTCAGCAGCGCAAGAGAGGTCGCGCGCGATCCCGCGACGGGCAAATCGTAAAGCTCGCGATCGATGCGGATTGCTTCGAGCGACCGGTCCAATCCATCGCTCAGGGACGCAATCCGGAAATCCACACCGCGCGTGTCGTGCTGGAACGTTATGACGTCACTTGCATCCAGCTGGATCATTGAAGGCGGCAAGCGGAACGTCGCACGCTCGCGACCCACCCAAGCTTCATTCAGCGCGCGGGCGACTTGGCGCTCGGACATTTCTGGTGGCACTGCGAAGGGGAATGCTTCGACCATGATCCGCGCGCTCTCGACCGTGATGCGCTGCGCCTCGACCACAGCGGCGTCGTAGTCTTCGTCGGACCGTGAAAGCTGCCATTTGAGGGCCAAGGGCAGCTCTGTCTCTTGGCCGCGCGTGAGTTCAAAGGATTCGCTGGCATTGCCGGATGACGCGACCAGATCGTCCAGCGTCACGGTGGCGCGAGAGCCGGATCCGCGCATGACAAAACGGATCACACCCTCGCTCTCGATCGCGTCAAATCCGAAGTGGCGCATCAGAATGGCGATGGAGTTGCGCGGCGACTCGATGGCCGTGATGGCGTAGCCTTCCACCGCTCCGTGCAGGCCCGCGACGTCGATGCGGCTCTCCTGCAGCCCGGCGCGCTTGCACAGATGGCGCACCAGCGCCGCGAGCGAAACCGAGCCGAGGCGACCGGTGAGCCAGTGGCCGAGCTGCCAGTTGTCTGCATCCGCCCAGATGTCTTTGAGCGAGGGGAAGTACGGATAGGGGCGTGCGTCCCAGGTCCAGGCCGCGCCCTCCGCCATGTTGACCATCCGCGCCCCATTCACAGACGACACGGGGTTGTTCGCCGCCTCCGACCAATAGAGGTACGTGGCCTCCAAATAGGCGCGCTGAATGGCGTCGTCTCGATACCCGCGCGAAAAGTACGGCACGAAGGACTCGGAGGATTTGGGATCAAAGAACACATTTGGCTGGTTGGTGCCCCGGTCGATTGCTGGACAGCCAAGCTCCGTGAACCAGAACGGCTTTGACTGCGGCACCCAAGCGGTGGGCGTGGCGCTCTGAATGCCGCCAGGACGATTGAAATGCTGGTTTGACCACCAGCTGCGTAAATCCTTGTTGCGAAACACCCATGGCTTGCCTGACGCGCCGTCCGTGATGGGGGTACGGTTTTGCACCAAGCGATCTGTCAATGTGGCGTAGAACCACTCAAAGCCCTCGCCGCCCTCGATGTTCCCCTGAAGATATCCGCGATCGTAGATTGATGGCACACCGGCCTGCGCGTCCTCATGGTCAAACCCGTCGCGCCAATCGGTCAGCGGCATGTAATTGTCGATCCCGACGAAGTCGATCACCGGGTCCGCCCAAAGGGGATCGAGGTGGAAGAACACATCGCCGCTGCCGTCGCCCGGCTGATGGCCGAAATACTCTGACCAGTCTGCCGCATAACTGATCTTCGTCCCCGGTCCGACGATGGAGCGCACGTCCGACGCGAGATTGCGCAGCCGGGTCACGGCGGCGAAGTTGCCAGAGCCGCCGCGCACGGACGTCAGACCGCGCATTTCCGACCCGATGATGAAGGCATCTACGCCGCCCGCTGCTGCGCACAGATGTGCATAGTGCAGGATCATCCGCCGCAGGCCGAAGTCCGCGCCGCCCGACCAGCTCACCGTTTCACCCGAGACCGAGAAGTTGGCGGGGGTCGCGCTGCCGAAGAAGGCATCAACCTGACTTGTCCCGGCCGGTGTCTGGTCTGCGCTCCCCGCGAAGCCTACGGTCGGGCTGCAGGTAATACGGCCCCGCCAGGGAAACGCTGGCTGGCCCACCTGCGCTGCGTTGTCGCTGTATGGGTTTGGCAGGGTGTTGTTCTCGGGCACGTCCATGAGAAGAAACGGATAGAAGGTCACGCGATACCCTCGCGCCTTCAGGTGCTTGATCGCCTGCACGACGGAAAAGTCGGAGGGCGTTCCGCCATAGACCGGTCGCCCATCGACGCTGCTGATCAGATAGGCCTGCGCGCGAGAAATGCCATTGACCGACCATTCCGGCGTTGTCGACTTGCTGCTGACCTCCACGCCCGGTCTGATCGTGCAATTTCCGGCGCGCAGGTCATTTCCGAACCACGCCACCACGAGCGAGACGCTCTCCACGCCCGGCACCAGCTCCTGCAGGTGGTCGATTGAAGTCACGAAGTCGGATTGCGAGGTGCGCGCTACCGCGTTCTCGATGCTTCGGATGCCGTCCTGCAAGCCGCTACGCTGCGACTCGATGATCTGCGCGGCATAGACAAACTCACCCGATGCTGGGATCACTGTCACCGCGCGGACGCAGCCTTCAGCCACATCCTGATCCGGGATTGGACGATAGACCTCGAAAGTCAGCTGAGGGATGCGGTTCCCGAAGTCCTCAAGGTCCAAGTCCTCAAAGACAATATAGGCCAATCCCCGATATGCTGGGGTGCGCGCTGCGCCCATTTTTGCCTGGATCAGAGGATCGCGCGGCTGTTCTTCATTGCCAAGGTACACGCGGATATCGTTGCCAGAAATATCCAGCAGCTTGCCGTCGGCCCAGACGCGCCCGATCCCGGTGATCGGTCCCTCGCACAGCCCGACAGCGAAGCTGGCAGAGTAGAAATACTCGACCGTTGTGCTGCTTGCACGCGGGCCAAAGAAGCCATAGCGCCGTGGTCCTCGGATGGTGGTTGTAACATTCCGCTCTTCATAATCTGTTGCCCAGATGATGTTGCCCGCGACCCGCATGCGCCCGAACAAGCGCGTAATTCCGACGCCTTCCGCGCTGCTTGTGACGCGCACGGCATCGAGACGCGCGCCCTCAAATCGCTGGTTCTGGTTTCCAGCCACCAAGCCCGCATCGATCATGCTGCCAAGGCTTGAGCCGACGAAGCCACCGATCGTGGCCGCAGTAACGCCCAAGATCGAGCCGCCGATGCCGGTGCCGATGGCGCTGCCCACGGCACCCAAGACTAAAGTTGCCATTCAAGAAACCTTTCAGTCCGGAAACCGGAACACGAATGCAGCGCGACGCCACCAAGCAGGTGTCACACGCTCTTCAATCACGCCCAGACGCGAATGCGCGTGGACCATTGTGTTTGCATCGACCAGGACGCCCGCATGCTTGGCGATTGCCCAAGTGCGCATGCGAAACAGCAGCAAATCGCCTGGCAAAGCCTCGCCATCTACAGCGTGCATGTGCGCCGCGATACCGTCGCGCAGCACCTCGCGCGCATTGCTTTCGCCCCAGTCCAGCGAATAGGCCGGCACATTGAACGCCTCGCGACCGACCACATCGCGCCAGACGCCGCGCACCAGCCCCAGACAGTCGCAACCGACACCTTGCAGTGATGCTTGATGATGAAACGGTGTGCCAATCCATGCGCGCGCCGATGCCACGACCTGCGCGGGATCAGCAGCTGGCATCACAAGACCCGGCCCGTGTTTCCGTTGCCCTGCGTGGCATAGCGCAAGACAGTGTCCGGGCCCGGGATGTCGGGAAAGCCTCTAAAGTTCAGAGCGTTGGAAAACTTCGTGGCGCAGGTCTCGATCCGCTTGTCGCAGCCCGCCGTGATGGTGAACGTGTCTCCCTCGGCGATCGTTCGAATAGGATCAGCCATCAAGGTGATGAACGCTGTTGCGCCATCGACATCGTGGCGCATGACTTCAGCCTTGCGGCCTTGATTAACTCCGCTGGTCCATTCGACCACGCCTGCAGCGAACCAGCGCACCTCATAGGCGCCCAGCGCGGTCGTGGTGAACACGCGGCCGCGAGGCACGGACGCGACTGCGCCGCTCCCACGGACAGCTGAGGACGCCAGATTGACGCGGCAGCGACCATCGCCGAGCGCGGCGTCGCAGGTTGCCTGGTAGCTTCGCCCGACCTGCTGGTTCAGGACATGCGCCATGCTGCGTACCTCTGCCACGAAGGAGACCAAACCGCGTCTGATTTCCCCGATCGAGCCGCGGCGCATAAGCACGTGCTGGTCGGTGTCCTGCCAGTTGACGCGGAACACTTCGACCTCCGCGTTGTCCCAGCGTCCGTCGATGATGTCAGCCTCGGTGATCCGGTCCGACGACAGCACGCCCTCCGCGTCCTGCGCATCGACAGACAGCTCGGAGCCTTGGCGCAGCTCGGAGGGGATAAACCCCGCTTCACTCTCAAAGTCGGTCCCGTTGAAAGTCAGAGTACGGTCGTGATCTGTGAAGCCGAACGCCTGTCCGTCCGCACGTGTGATGCGCCAGCACCAGGCGAGGGTGGTCGTGCCGGATGCAAAGTGCTCCTGCAGCTCGTTTGGGATGTTCTTCACTTTCGAGCCTCGATCTCGTCCATGACAGCGAGCAGGCACTGGAAAGTCGCGCGCGCCTGCTGCGTTGCCTCCAGTCTGCTGCGAGCCGCTACAATCCATGCTTTCGAGGCAGCGGCATCAAGATAGGATGTGTGCAGCGACGGCAGGCCGCGCTTTGCCATTCGGGGGGCCAACACGCGGCCGCCAGAATGATGCGCGCCGTGCAGCACGTAGGCTGCGCCGGTGCAATCTTGTCCGATCAGGTCTTGCGCATAGCGCAGCGCTGCGCGGCTGGAGCGCGCTTTCGGCAGCACCGATACATCGGCGCCCAATACCGCATCGCGCGCCATATGGACCGGCAGCCCAGCATCCACGACAGAATGCAGAGCGCGCATCGCCCAGAGCCAATCGGCCCAGTTCTGCGGGGTGACTGCGCCGTTCACCATTGCCTGGCCCAGTGGGTGTTGCTCGCAGGCGTGGTGTAGGTCGCGGGTGGCCTCATAAAGTGTCGTCATGCCTGCGTCCCCGCTTCGTTAATGGCTAGAGTTTTGCGGGCATCATTGACCTCTACGGCCCATGATGCCGCGCAGTGATCGACCTGCCCGAACAGATGGAAAAACCGATCAATCCTGGCGCGCCCTTTGGGCCATTGCTCGATATGGGCGCGGGCGCTGATCGACTGCCGTGTAGAGCCGCCAAATATTGCGGCATTGCAGAACCGCGAGCTGACTTGGCCGAGCGACTCAATCACCCGCCAGGCGATGTAAACGGGGCGAGGAAGCCGTCTCATTCGATGGCCTCATACGCTTGGTCGAACGCGGCTGCGACATTCACGGTATCGCTTTGCGCCAGCAGTCCCAAAACGTATTCTTCGGCCGCAAAACACTTCCTGACATGTTTGGTTACAGCTCCGGCCATCGCAAACATGTCGGCTTGGGACAGCGACACCCAACCGTTTTGCGCTTTCCATGAAATCGGCTCCAGGACCAGCCCAGACGACAGGCCAAGAATCATCGATGTGATTTTGCTTTGTGTGTTCTGGTCCGTGTGGATGCGGACGCCAGACGGTAGCGTGACGCCGCCGGTTTCACGCCGCCAGCGGTAATCCGCAAGAAACTGGAATGGGTCGCGCAGCCGCAGTGTCTCCAGCCATTCGCCCAAGGCAGTTTGATAGTTGGTGCGCAAACGGTGCAGCCGGGTTTGTTGCACCAAAGGGCTGGCATAGGTTTCAAGGTGCGCCATGCCCGTTGAGAGCGTCCCTCCTTCTGGCAAGACCCCGCTTTCGATTTTATCGCTGTCATGGGAGATCCAGTACGTTTTTCGGTCTGCGGTCAGATCATGGCTCATGCGGGGGTATCTCCGGTAAGTGTCCAGGCGACCCCTGCGATCAGCAGCGTTGCGGCTGAAAGCAGTCCGGTCCAGTTGGTGACATTCCAGGGGGCGGTGCCAGTGCCGGTTGCTTGCGGGCTGTCGGCGGGGTCGTAGAGGATCCAGTCGGGGCCAGTTTTGAGGAAATACCAGCCATCGGCGTTGAGATAGACGCTGGCAGCGGCGTCAAAGGGATAAGCTCCGTTTGCTTCGGGCGTGGTGGCCCCTGCGACACTCAGACTGCGCGCCGTCGTGAGAAACGCACGCCCGGCCACTGCGTTGGTAAATCGCGACCCCGGTTGATAGGCCGTGGTGTTGAAACGGCGCGCCTCGAATAGAACGGCTGCATTAAGTGGGCCGCTCATGATCGCGACGCGGTTGGCCCAGCCCGTCAGCAGGCGCGAATAATTGGCCTCCGAGAAAGCGCGCTCGACATCAATGGCCATGAAATCCGCAAGATCGACGCCTGCGGGGCGCAGCGGCCATTGGGAAATATCCTGATCGAAGCTCTGGCGGCAGCCGCGAAACATGTCGCGCAGGGTGGTGACGCGGCTGATATCCCAGGCTCCGATGGGCTGATTGAAGCGGTGGTACGGATTGACGCTGTTGCTATCGCCCGAGCGGAACATGGCGCGCATGTTGATGACGTTGGAAACATCCCAGGCCGCGATTGAGGGGCTGCCACCGTTGTTGAAATCGGAGCGTTGAGAGTGACCTGCGCCGACAGCGCCGAACATCGCTTCCATGTCGGTGACGGAGGAGACGTCCCAGGCCCCGATATCCCGATCGAAGAAGGCGCGTTGCTGATTGGTGCTGGCGGAGGCGAACATGAAACCCATGTCGCGAACGCTGCTGACATCCCAGCTGCCGATCGGCTGATTGAACAGCCCGCTCAGGAACATGGCGCGCATCGTGGTCACCGCGCTCACGTTCCAGCTTCCCAGCGGCTGGCTGTAATCACAAAAGGAAAACACCTCGCTCATGTCGGTGACGGCGGAGACGTCCCAGGCGTTGAGGCTGCGGTTGAACCCGTGGAACCCCGACACGCCGCGGAACATACCGGCCAACGTGGTGACATTGGCAGTGTTCCAAGCGGAGATGTCCTGGTTGAAACTGCGCGCCAGCGCAAACATGCGGGTCATGTTGGTCGCCGCAGAGGTGTTCCACTGGCTCAGCGGCTGGCTGAAGGCATGGGTGTTCAGGCTGATGCCCGGATTGCCAAGATGCCCCATGAACCCCTCAAAACTCTGAACGGCGCGGACGTCCCAGGCGTTGATCGGCTGGTTGAAGTCCGCCCCGATCTTGCCCGCATTGGCGCGCATGGTGCAGCCAAACATCAGCCGCATGGAGGTGATGCGGCTGACGTCCCAATCGGCAATAGGTTGGTTGAAGCGCACGCGGCCGTCACGGCCGCCATAATAATCGCCGATGGTCTGGACGAACATCTCTTCCATTGAGGTGAGGCTTTCCCAATTGCCAAGGGAGAATGGGCTGTTCATCTGGCTGTCGGCGAAGGCCTGAAACACATCCTCCACCCGGCCCACATCCCAGTTGGCGCAGTTGGGGCCAGTGCCATCGGAGCGGTAAAACAGACACCGCAGGGTTGTGATGTTGCGGGTATCCAGGTCGCGCAGATCGGCCGCGCAGGCGCTCTCGTAAAACAGCTCCTCAAAGCTGGTGACGGTCTCGGGGATGTTCGGGGTGATATAATCTAGCGCAATGGTGGTCTGGCGGAACGCCCCGCGCAGGGAGGTGAGGCCCATGGCAAAGCCGATGTTCTCGACGCGGATCAGACCAGCCTGGTCGATGGGCTGGGTGGTGCCGTACCAGTCCATCCGTCCAGTCAGGGTGACGGTGATACGCGGACCCAGGCCCTCGTCATACGTGTGCGGCTTGATCCCGAACGTCGTAAACCGCTCGCTGGTCCCATCGCCCCAATCAATGCTCACATCGAGCGGATTGTTCACGGTCCCGCCGCCGAGCGGGATATAGATGGTGCGCGCGGTGGCCAGCGTCAGATCATAGGTCAGGATCAGCGAGGCTGCACCGAGAAAGAAGCTGCGCGGGGATGACCAGGCAGAATAGATCATCTGGGCGGAGGCATTGAGCCGCCCGCCATAGCGGCTGCGCCAGATATAGTTGGCAGCAGGCTCCAGCGGTGGGATCGGGACGGTGGTGATGGCCCCGCCGGTCTGGGTCACGGTGGTCAGGGGGGCGTCGGTGCCGGGCGTGGCATTGGGTGCATAAAACTCCGTCTGGGTCTCGCCGTAGCCATAGCCAAAGAGCGCCGCACTCTCAAAATCTGTCACCCGCACCGTGCCGGTGATGGCGTTCTCGCGGGTGATCGGGCTGGGGCGCGAGATCAATTCGGGAAAGGTCTGGGCATAGGGCACAGAGAAGTTCGACTGCGCCCCGCTGGTGCCGGTATAGGCTGCGCGCCAGAGCATGCGGTCGCCTGGGCCAAAGCCGTCCTCAGGGAATTCCAGCTGATAGGCATTGCCAAAGCCCGGCACGATGCGTGTCAGTGCGCCGTCAAAATCCACACCATTGCTGGAAATCTCGAAGATGATGCCGGTCTGCTCAAGGCCCGCAGGCGAGCGAAACGTGGTCAGGCGCAGCTGGGTGCGCTCATCGACGCTGAAAGGCACGAGGGCCGAGGGGCGCAGGATCTCGTTATCCTCAATGGGCACAATCCATTCGAGCCCGTTGGAATAATAGAACTGGCCGTTCTCGCCCACCACCGCCGCCCCGAAATACTGCGCCGCATCGAGCGGGATCGGGACCGGATAAATCAGGGACTGGCCGACAAAGCGGCCGCGGCCGGTGGCATAACGCAGAATGCTCATGAGATCACCGTGAAGTCTTCGCGTTGGTTGAGGATAAAGGAGAAATGCGCCACGGCGGCTTCGCCAGCCTCGACCTTCATCTGGAAACGCTCGCCCGCGCGCAGCACCTGGCGATCGAGCCCGATGGAGAGGACATCCCCCGCGGGGGCGAAGGCGCGGTCCAGCAGCAGCCAGGGCGTGTTGTTGAGCGCGAGGATTCGGATCGAGACGCGCACGGCGGCCTCGGCTGTGGGGGTGATCAGCACGCCAGTCATAATGGCAGCAGTGCCGATGCTGCGGGCGGGGTTTGGGCCCTCGGCTGGGATCAGATAGTCGGGCACGTCATAGATTGTCGTCCACTCGACGCTGATTTCTGCGCGGACCACCTCGAAGAGATTGAGTGGCGGGCGCGGTGTAGTGATGGTGACCATGGGTTCAGGCTCCGAGACCGATGATGAGAGGAAGGGCGATGTTTTGCACACCGCGCGAGAAGGCCTGGCCTTCGATGGTGTTGCGCTCGAAATCCACCCGCAGGTCTTCGCCGAGATAGGTATCGCCGACTTCAGTGGAGAAAGTGGCGTAGATGCGTCCGCCGCCGGACTTCAGCAGGGTGCTGGCCGGATCGGGGGCGCGGCCGGTGCCACGCTGGCTGAAGGGCAGCGCGTTGTAATTGACGCCGGAGCCTGCGTAGCTGAACTGCTGGCCGGTGGCCTCGATCACGGAGGCAAAGCCCAGGCGGTAATCCTGCGGGCGCGTGATCACGTCGGAGATCAATCCGATCAGGGCGGTGATCATCGCCTGTGCCGCGTTGTTGGTGATCCGGTCGACCAGCTCGAGGCGGACCTGCTCCCAAGTTACGAGAAACAGCGGCACGAGGGCGACGGAAAAGGCGTAATTGGCGTTCCAGTCAAAGAGCCCTTTGGCAAAGGACTGCGCGCCGCGATCCTGGCCTGAGCGCAGATCATTGATGAGGCTGCGCAGCAGGGTGCGGGTGTCGCGCTCGGTGAAGGCCTTGTCGCGGTCCGAGAGGCCATTGAAGCCTGCAAGGGTTGGATAGCGGGTGAACATCAGGGCGGTGATGATGGCCTCGGTCTGGGCGGTGAGGGTGTTTGCGGCAGCGGTGTACGTGGCCAGCACGCCGGTCCCGGCCAGCCCTTCAATTTGCACCGTGTTGCGAAACCCCGTCGCCGCGAGGGCATAGTCCCCAAAGGTGTTGTTGGAGTTGGCGACGGTGATCTGGCCGCCATCATGGGCCCAAAGGCCGACGCGGGCCCAGTTGGTGAAGACCGAGACCAGCTGGACAAATGCATTGCGGGTGACGGCATAGCCGACGCCATTGGGATTGATGGCGGTAAAGCTGTCGACCACGACCGAGCGCAGTGGTGAGGATGGGGCGAGGACCGAGCCGTCGGCCAGCAGGTTGCCCCCGCCGCGCGGCATCAGGGGATTGCCTGCGGCTTTGTCGATCGGCAGGGCCATCTGATCTTGGGTGAAGCTGTGCAGCTGCGAGTAATCTGCAATATAGGGCGATCGCGTCAGGAGCTCGCCGGGCTTGAAGACGAAGGCCCAGCCCTTTTGCGGTGGCCCACCCGCCAGGGTGTAGGGCTCATGGCGCAGATTTGCGAAGGTGAAGCCGCGGGCTTTGATGCCGTTGGACATCTGGAACATGTTGTTCACCTCTTGGCCCGGCGGCAGGCTCAGCTTGGTCACGCGCAGGTCATAGCCGTAGAGGGCGCAATTGGCGGGGATCACAGTATCTGGCGGCACCGTGTATTCGCCGGGCTGCACAATCACGATGGCCGGGGCGCCGAGGGCTGCTGCGCGCGCGAGGCCCTCGGCAATGGAGGCCAGGGGCGCGGTCAGCGAAGAGCCCTCGTTGAGGTCCTTGCCGTCCATGGTGACATAGAATGTGCGCGCGACGGGTATCGAGACAAAGGGCAGCCGCTCAAGGCTGCAGACCTCGACGTCTGTGGCGTGGTTGATCCCGAACGTGCGCACCCATGGGACCGCGTAGCGTGCGCCGATTGGAGCCACGACGCTGGAGGGGCCATCGGCTTCTGCCACGACCGAGGTGCGGACCTCGCGGCGCCCATCCGCGACGGTGAAGTTGAGGATGGTCTCGATGGTGATGGTGGACAGCGGGGTCTTGTCCGCCGCCAGCCAGTCGATGCCGCAAGCAATGGCGTCGTCGGACGGATCAGTGCTGTTGGTGGCACGCCGAAACACCGCGCGGAACGCATAGCGCTCCTCGGCCTCGATTGGTACTGGCGCGACGGCTGTGACCTGCTGGCTGGAATTGAGGCGGACGACTTTGCCGTCTGCGTTCTGCGCAACAAGCCCGCCGTCGATGTCGTAAAGCTGGGGCGTGTCGCCCGGGCGATGCTCAAGGGGCGTATAGGTTTGCATGGGCGAGTTCCTTAGCTGAGGCGGAGTTCCACAAGCGGGATTGAGGTGATCGAGCCGAGGCGTTCGATGTCGAGGGTGACGTCCATCAAATCGCTGTCGAAGCGGACGGGAACGTCGAAGGCGAACCCGCCGGTGAGGGTCACGCCCGGCTCCGGGGCCACCTTAAAAGTGACGATCCCGGTGGTGGGATTGACGGCCCAGCCATTGAACTGCTCGGCACCACCCAAAGCGACACGCACCGACCCCGCGACGGGCTTCTCGATGCGGCGCCGATAGATGTGGGGCGCGGTGCCATAGGCTTTGCTCAGCGCGAACTCTGTTGTCTCGCCATCCCCGGCGCCGATCACCTGGTCCATCTCGGACACACCCTTTGAGGGCGCGCAGGATTTGTAATCAGCCCAATCCTTGAACCGAAACCCGTAGAGCCGCCCCAGCCGGGCCTCAAAGAAAGCGACCACCGCGTGCAGATCATCCACGCGGCGGATGCCGTAGCTGACATCATAGCGGCGGCGTGATGCCGACCAGCTGGCGTTGCGCTCCTCACGGCCTGAGGCGAGCTCGACAATCTGCGTGCGCCGCTGCGGTCCGCCCCGCGCGCCGCGGCTGATATTGTCGGGAAACTGCACCTCGTGAAATGCCATCACATGCCCCTCCGGCCCATGGAGACTGCGCGCGAGATATCGGCCGCGACCTGCGTGCGGCTCTGCCGGAAGCTCTCGGCGTCGCGGGTCTGGATATTTACTGTGACGCTGCCGCCACTGTTGCCGCCTCCAGCAGCGCCACCGTAGCCGCGGGCTTCACGCCGCGAGAGCACTCGCTCGCCACGCTGCAGAATTGCCGGGACCTCGTCGGATTTGAGACCGGCCCAGCCGCCGTTGTGCAGGCGCGGTGCGTCGGCAAAGGCCATGGCCGGGACCATGCGCGAGGGCGCAGGACCGCCCACGAGACCACCCTGGTGGAAGACACCGGCAAACATGCCGCCGAGATTGCCGAGCGCGCCGGAGAATGCATTGGCAATGGGCCCGAGGATAAACTTGCGCGCGCCGAGCTTGGCAAGGTCCGCGATCATCGATGTGACAAGGCCTTTGAAATCCAGCTTGCCGGTCTTCAGAAAGTTGCCGATGGCGTCTTCCGCGCTTTGAAATGCGCTGACCAGAACGTTGCCGATATCTGAACCCACATTGCGGGCTTTGTTCGCGTATTTGCTGACCGCATTCACAACCGCCTGCCAGCCGATGGCTGCTGCCTCTGCACCCTCCGCTGCGTCGGCGCCCGCCTGCTTTGCCGCCCCACCTGCGCGCCCTGCATGATCCTCGGTCTCCTCCAGCGCATCGTTGAACCGGTCCGCTGAATTGGCGGCACTTTCCAGCGCTGCGTCGCCCTCATCGCCCGCATCAGAAATGGCATCCTTCAGTGCCTGCCAGGCGGTCATGGGGCGCGAAGCCGCGTCTGACAGCATCCCCGCAGCCTCGGAATAGCCTGCTGCCCGACCTCGCACATCATCTGCCATGCCGCCAAAGAGCTCAGGCACCTGGAATGGATTGTCTGAGAAGGCGCTGTCGTAAGCTTCCCGCGCACGCTCTCCCAGATTGACGGCTTCGGGGACCGCAGACTTCCATTCCGAGAGATCAGGTGCTGCGATGGCCCACTCAGGACGCAGACCGCCAAGGGTCAATACGCCGTTGATCGCCTCGGTGATGCCCGCAATGCCGGTCTCCATCACTTCGACAAGGCCATTGATCGCAAGCGCGCCAACACGTTCAAACACATCCGGCAGCACGCCCCAGATGGCCTGTACCGCAAGGAACGTGCCCTCGAATGTGTTGACGGTGCTGTTTGCCCAGCCGACCACCGCAGCTGTTGCATCTTGCAGACCGTCGTAAATACCAGCCTGCGCCGTGGCCCATCCGGCTTCCACGCGTGCCCAAGCTGCATCCGCGCTGAGCGACACCCGGTCCCAGACCTCAACCGCCACGTCCTTGAGCAGATCCAGCGCGTTGCCAAAACCACCTGCACCGGAGACCAAGCGGGTGAACTGATAGACCAGCTCGCCTGCGCCAACGATCAGCGCGCCGATGCCGGTTCGGATCAGCGCCGCCCGCAGGAAAACCAGACTGGTCACCAGCCCACTGACCGAGAAGGTCGCGGTCACAAGCCCTGCCACCCAGCGGCCTGCCATCACGCCTGCGAAGGTCACAGCGTATGTGGTCAGCCGCCCGATGTTCTCAAAAAGGCCTTTGATGGCCATACCGAGTGGACCGGTCGTACGCGCCATCGCTGCCAGTGCATCTGCCACCGCCTCAAGCGCGGGCGCGGCAGCCACCGCCAGCTGGTTCGAAACGCCGCGCCAGATCAGACCGAGGCGGGAGATCGCATCATTGGTGCGCTCGATCTGATCCGCGTCCTGCTCAGAGACGACAATGCCAAAGTCCTGCACATCCCGCGTCGCCTGGCGCAGCGTCGCTGTATCGATCCGCGACATGGCGATTGAGCCTTCCTCGCCGAAGATTTGCCCTGCCACGGCAGCGCGCTCTGCTTCGGGAACAAACTCCGTCATGGCGGCGGACACTGCCTCGATCCGCTGATCGAGTGGCATGTCCATCAGCGTCTCGGCGGAGAGGTTCAGCCGGTCCAGCGCGGCCGCCGCTGGCCCACCAGAAGCCGCTGCCTGGCTCAAGCGCCGGGTCATGTCCTTGGTTGCCTGCTCGATCCCCGAGATGGAAACACCAGCCAGTTCACCAGCGCGCTCCAGCACCTGCAGGCTTTCGACGGTTGTATCCAGCGATTGCGCCAGCTTGGCAGTTTGGTCGATCGTTTGCAGTCCGGAGCGGATCATCGCAGCACCGGCTGCCACCACAGCTGCACCTGCGGCTGCTGCTGCAATCGTGGCGCGGCGTGTGAAGGCGGCAAGGCGTGCGTTGGCAACATCGACCTCGCGCGACAGCCGCCCGAGGCCACGGGCCCCGGCGTCGCCAATACCGGTCAGCTCCGCCTTGACCTGTCGTCCGCCAACGGCAGCGAGGCGCACGAAGACGCGTTTATCGGCCATCCTGGGCTCCAATCCGTTCGTTTACTTTTTTGACCATCACCGCCTCGATCTCGGGCAGCAGTTCCATCGCCACGAGGCCGTTGATGCCAAGGGCACGCGCCAT